TATTTGGTAGAACCTTCAGGTTTGAGACTTACACTATAAAAGAAGTACATAAAATCTCAGATTGTGATGAGATTTTATGTTCTAATGAAGCCATCATGGAAAGAGTTTTGAGAGATAACTTAACTCCAGAACAACATAATGAGTTGATAGAAATAACTGGACTCAGTTACAAGAAAGATGTATTAGGAAACAAAGTACCACAATCTAAATATGAATATAGAAAACATGGCAAGTAGTGATGAGTACCAACAAATACAATTTTGGGAGAAACTGAAAGAACTCCCGTTTGGACCCATATGTGTGGAGTCAAATGAAAAAGCTGAATGCCTTGTGAGCGCACAATTTGTAATTATAGATATAAGTAAACCAAAGAAACCTAATGATACCAGATCTATTTGATATTGAGGATAACCATGTAGTGATAAATCACAACTGCTTATCAATACCTGAACTAAAAGCAATAGTCGACAAGTATGAAGATCCTATACCTGCACTTAACTTTTTACATTTCCTATTTGCTCCTAAGGGTGCATATTGTAATGTACCTGAAGAAGACAAGGAGGGTATTCTTCTTGATGATTTTCCGGGAGAGTATACTCTTGAGGATGAGGTGATGATTGCTGCTATAGCGAAATTATCTAGTTTACTAGTATCACCAACTTATCGATATTATCTTGACAATAAGATTCTTCTTGAGAAACTTGGTAAGTTTGCTAGAGAACAACCTATTACTGCAGGAAGAGATGGTAACTTTGCCGGTATGCAATCTCTAATCAAAGCTGTAGGAAAAACTACACAAGAGTTTAAACAACTTGAGAAAATTATTCAACAAGAGTTAGATGAGAATAAGACTCGTGTAAGAGGAGATAAACGTAAAGCATACGACCAATAATGGAAGAACCTTTTATAGAAGTTCCAACCTGGAAAGAAGATGAATGGACAATGACAAGTTTTCAAACTCGTCAGGATTTCATCGACTTTATAAAGCCCTTGTTTAAAGAACCGGGTAAGTATGAGTTTGATGAAACTACGCATGCCTTCAATATTCAAGCACAAAAATACGATGAGAAAGGTTACTTCTGTGCATTCAAAGAAGGGTCTAGAGATCATAGAAATTATTGGGACGATCAAAAATATAAATGCAGGAACGGTGCTATTTTCCATGGAGAAAAGAATACTTGGTATCTCCCGCGTGAGTATTACATGTGGTTAAACTTTCTTCCTATCTACCATAAGATGAAGAAGAAGTTTACTTTCCCATTAATCTGGGATACCCAATATCACATGGCCCTATACGAACTTCTTGCAGAATTACACTACAAGCATGTAGCCATACTTAAGAAACGTCAGATTGCTTCTTCTTATTATCACTGTGCTAAAATGATTAACTTGGTATGGTTTGAAGAGGGTCCCGTTTGTAAAATGGGTTCTTCCCTTAAAGATAAGATCAATGAGAAAGGATCCTGGAAATTCTTAAGTGAATACAAGTCTTTCCTGGATAGCAAAACCGCTTGGTATCGCCCAATGAATCCTGGTAAGGTAATGATGTGGCAACAACAGATTGAAGAAGAAGTTAACGGGCGCCCAGAACAGATCGGTCTTAAAGGTACAATACAAGGAGTTACTCTAGAACAAGATCCTACGAATGGTGTCGGTGGAGACTGTAGACTCTTTTTTTATGAAGAGGCGGGGATTGCTCCTACCATGCAAGAAACAAAAGAATACATGCTTGCAGCTTTATCCATGGGAGAAGTTGTAACAGGTATGTTTATTGGAGCTGGTTCAGTGGGTGCTCTTGATCAGTGTAAACCGTTAGAACATATGATCAAGTATCCTGAAGTTAATGATATTTATGCAGTAGAAACTAATCTGATTGATGAGAAAGGAACGATTGGAATGGCTGGTTTATTTATCCCGGAGCAATGGTCTATGCCGCCACATATCGATAAGTTCGGTAACTCGTTGGTAGAGGAAGCTCTAAAATCTCTTGATGAATCTCGTATTCAGATGAAGAAGGATCTTACTCCAGAACTTTATCAGTTAAGAATCTCACAAAGACCACGTAATATTGCAGAAGCTTTTGCAAACAGAACGGTATCCTTATTTCCACAACATCTTGTAGCAGCTCAGACAAGAAGAATTACTGAGAAAGAATACTCGTACGAGTTTGTAGAATTGGCCAGAGATGCAAATGGAATCATTGAAGCTAAGCCTACCAATAAAATGCCGATATCTGAGTTTCCTATTACGAAGAAGACAGAAGATAAAACAGGAGTAATCGTTGTCTGGGAGAAACCAGACAAGAACTTTGAATGGGGAACCTACTATGCATCCATTGACCCTGTATCAGAAGGAAAGACTACTACCTCAGATTCACTCTGTTCTATTTTCGTATACAAGAATCCTATCGAAGTAACAAGGATCGATAGTCAAACTACTGAAAACTTTGTAGAAGGTGATAAGATTGTTTGTTCCTGGACAGGTCGTTTTGACGATCTTCAGAAGACACACGAACGTCTCGAGTTAATCATCGAATGGTATAAGGCTTGGACTATTATTGAAAACAACGTATCTTTGTTTATTCAGTATATGATCGCTAAGAAAAAACAGCAGTACTTGGTTCCAAAGAACCAGATATTATTCCTGAAAGATCTTGGCGCTAATAATAATGTTTATCAAGAATACGGATGGAAAAATACAGGGACACTTTTTAAGGCCCATTTACTGAGTTATCTTATTCAGTTTTTACAAGAAGAAATCGATGTAGAAACTAAAGAAGATGGAACGGTTGTTAAGATCAAGTATGGTATTGAAAGAATACCTGATCCGATGGCCATGGTTGAGATGGGAGCATATGGTGATGGAGTCAACGTCGATAGACTTGTAGCTCTAGCAGCTTTAATAGCCTTTGCAAAAGTGCAGCAAGCAAACAGAGGTCACAAGAAGCGTATTGAGAATACAGACAGAAATCATTTGGAAAAGTCAGCAAATTTGTTTAAATTACATAGTACACCTTTTCGACATATCGGAATGGGAGGAACCGGAGGAGGAAAAAGACCGCCCCGTAATCCATACAAACACATAAGATAAATGCCATGGAAATATTAAATGCAATGCAGATGAAGGCTGGAGCCAAAGCGAAATACAATCGCATGGGTTCTATTACACAGCCGATTCAGTTTTTATCACGTAAGGATAAAGATCAAGAATGGGCAGCCTGGAATATGGATTGGCTAGAGTGGAATGGTCTAAAGCAGATTCGTAGAAATGCGAGACGCTTGATGAAGAACTACAAACTTGCAAAAGGTATTATTGACAAAGCAGATTACATTGTTGAAGAAGACAATGAGATGCGCGATATGATTGAGACACTTACTCAAGAAGATACCAGTGCATTAGAACTTAAGTTCTACCCTATTATCCCAAATGTTATCAACGTTCTTACTTCGGAGTTTGCTAAAAGAAACAGTAAGGTTACTTTCCGAGGTGTAGATGAATATAGTTACAATGAGATGATGGACCAAAAACGTCAAGCAATTGAGAATGTTTTGGTTCAGGATGCTCAGATGAAGCTGATGAATAAGATGATCGAACAGGGAGCAGATCCTAACGATCCTCAATTCCAAGAGCAAATGCAACAACAGATGTCTCCTGAAAACATGAAGACATTACCTGAGATACAAAACTTCTTTGATAAAAGTTATCGTTCGCTATGTGAGGAATGGGCTATGCACCAAATGAAAGTCGATGAAGATCGTTTCAAAATGGATGAGTTAGAAGAACGTGCTTTCCGTGATATGCTTATCACTGATCGTGAGTTCTGGCATTTCAAAATGGGAGAAGATGATTACGAAGTAGAGTTATGGAATCCGGTTCTTACCTTCTACCATAAAGCTCCTGAAGCACGTTACATATCACAAGGAAACTGGGTAGGAAAGATTGAGATGTTAACCGTTGCCGATGTAATCGACAAGTATGGTTATCTGATGACTGAAGAACAGCTTAACTCTATTGAAGCTATTTACCCTGTAAGATCTGCAGGATACCCTATTCAAGGATATCAGAATGACGGTTC